GAGCTAACAGCTTCTTTGCAGCGTCCTAAGGGCGATCCTGCTAACGGAGCATACTGGTTAGACACTGGTTTAACAACCTGGGGCACTTTTGAGTGGAGTGCTGTTACTGAAACATTTGCAGCTAAAACTCCACTTGCTATCACTAACACAAGTGACCTAGATGGTGGCGTGCCTAAAACTTCAATTGGTAGTATTGGCGACTATGCAGTAGTTACAACCAATTTAAACAATCCAGTGTACTATAAGACACCAGGAAACACAGCAGCCAGTGTTACAGCTAACACTTGGGTATTAGTAGGCAGTGACGAATGGAAAAATTCATGGCCAACAGTGACTAGTACAGTAAGTAACCCAACATTGACTAGCGGTAACAGTATCATATTAAACGATATTACAGTTACACTGGCAGGAACAACAATAACAGCTATGGCTTCTGATATTAACAGTGCCTCTGTCCCAGGCGTAGTTGCTACTGTTTCGAATGGCAAGTTAAACATCTTTGTTGACAGTGCTGGATCAAACGATGGTTCAACTGATGACGGCAATGGTATTATGATGGTTGAAAATGGTAACAATGCTACACTGCTCACTGAGCTAGGCATTACAGCAAGTGATACCAAGCCTTATTTTGCTCCAGTATTGCAGATGTCGGCTAGCTATAGCAACCCAAGTTGGGCAGCGACAGGCACAGAGCCACATCCAACAGGCAGTGTGTGGGCTAAGACCAACAATGTTAACTCAGGTGCAAACATAGTTGTTAGCAGCTACGATGCAACAACTGATACTTTTGTAACACAGAATACACCAGTTTACGCAAACGATCAAACAGCATTAAAAAATCTTGATCCAGCAGGCGGCGGAACTAACATTGCAGCCGGAGCACTTTATGTACAAAATGACGTAAGCGGCAACGACACTTACACTTACAAGGTGTTTGAAAGATACGCAACCGGTGCAACATTGGTCACAGGAACAGATACTGCTCCAGTTTTTGTAAACTCAGAAACATTTACTATTCAAGCAAGTGCAAAAAATAGCACAGTGCTTACAACCGCAGTAACAGCACAACTAGGTGGCACTGCTGCCGCAGACTTTGTTGCAGCATTTACCGCAGCAAACGTTGCGAATACTACAGCAAGAGTGCTATCAACTGGTGCAGTTCAAGTTGAACACACCCAAGGCGGCACTATTGTACTTACAGACACAAGTGGTACGCCAGTAGTAGACGCAGGCATTACAACCGCAGTTACAACTGGTCAAGTCCGAACCGAAAGTTCCGGTGTACTGTTAAGCAACTGGATTCCACTAGGATTTGGGTTAACACCAGTTTACGTTGCAAAAGATGAAGCACCAAGTACTGATCCAGCAGACGGCACAAGATGGTATTACAGTGCAACTGATGAAGTTGATATCTTGATTCAAAGTGGCGGTACTTGGAAAGGTTACCAAAATGTTACTTCAGACATTAGAGGATTCAACCTTTCAACCACAAATGCTACAGGCCCAATTGTTGCTGCATCTGCGCCAACAACACAGAACGATACTGCTAAGAGTGCATTGGTGTATGGCGATCTTTGGTTAAGCACAGCAGACTTAGACAACTATCCTATACTTTACAGATGGCAGAGTGTTGATTCAGTGGATCAATGGGTGTTAATTGACAATTCAGATCAAACCACACAGAATGGTATACTGTTTGCTGATGTACGTTGGGCCGGCAACGGAACAACTGATCCAATAACAGACACAAAGCCAACCATTGTTAGTTTGCTAACTAGCAATTATGTTGACTTGGACAAGCCAGATCCTACACTGTATCCAGAAGGCTGTTTAGTTTGGAACATGAGACGTTCGGGCTTTAATGTAAAATCTTACGAAGTTGATTATTTTAACGCCTCAGACTTCCCATTCTCTACGTATGGTGCATTGCCTACAGTGAAAGATGCATGGGTAACAGCAAGCGGATTACAAAGTAACGGTGCTATGTATGCAGGACGCAAAGCTGTAAGAGCAATTGTTGTTGCAGCAATGAAATCCAGTATTGACGGCGCACAGGAACTTCGTGAAGAGCAAAAGATATACAACTTGATTGCATGTCCAAACTACGAAGAACTTGCAACCAACATGGTAGCACTGAACAACGAGCGAAACAACACAGCATTTGTTATCGGCGACACACCACTGCGTCTAGAAGACACTGGCACAGATATTGTTAACTGGGCAACCAATGCTAACGGTGACGGCTTAACGGTAGCAGATCCATACTTTGGTGTGTTCTATCCAAGTTGTCAAACAACTGACCTAAGCGGTGCTACAGTAGTTGCTCCACCAAGTCATATGATTTTGAGAACGATAGTGCGTTCTGATGATGTTGCTTATCCATGGTTAGCACCAGCAGGTACAAGACGTGGTACAGTAGACAACGCAAGCCAGTTAGGTTATATTAACGCACAAACAGGTGAGTTTGTACAAACAGCAATTCGCCAAGGACTGCGTGATACACTGTATGAGAACAGCATCAACCCAATTACCTTTATCCCAGGTAGTGGCATTCTCAACTACGGTAACAAAACAACATTCACACAGAGTTCACTGGATAGAATTAACGTTGCAAGACTTGTTGCATTCATTCGTGGAAGACTTGAAGTTATCGGCAAGAACTTTGTGTTTGAACCAAACGATCAAACAACACGCGATGAAATCAAAAACTCAATTGAGAGCTTGATGATTGATCTTGTAGCAAAGCGCGGACTATATGATTACTTGGTAGTATGTGATGAATCAAACAACACACCGGCTAGAATTGATAGAAACGAACTATACGTTGACGTTGCTATTGAGCCAGTGAAAGCTGTTGAATTCATCTACATTCCAGTCAGGATCAAGAACACAGGTGAAATTGCAGCAGGTAATGTAGCAAGCGCATCCGCAGTTTAAAGCACACACAACACAGATAAATGAGGTTTCGGCCTCATTTTTTTGTGGCTAATTTTAGATAAATAACTATTGTAATAGGAGAATTATAACATGGCCGTATCATCGCTAACAAGAATGACAGTGCCTTTGGCCAGTGACCAATCAAGTCCAACCCAAGGTCTGTTAATGCCAAAACTAAAATACCGCTACCGTGTGGTATTTGAAAACCTTGGTGTAACTACACCTAGAACAGAGCTTACCAAACAGGTAATGACATTTAATCGTCCAACGATTAACTTTGAAGAGATTGAAATTCCAATCTACAACAGTCGTATGTATCTAGCAGGACGTCAAACATGGGATGCAGTAGGTGCAACTTTCCGTGACGATGCCGGCGGACACGTTAGTCGACTGATTGGAGAGCAATTACAAAAGCAAATGGATACCATGGAGCAGGCTTCAGCTAGTTCTGGTATTGATTACAAGTTCACTACACGTTGTGAAGTACTTGACGGTGGCAACGGCACAAGCGCACCAGTTGTACTTGAAACTTGGGAACTATATGGTTGCTTCTTGGTAAGTGCTAACTATGGTGATCTTGATTATGGTTCAAATGATCCAGCAACTATTGAAATATCAGTTCGCTATGATAATGCTGTTCAAACACCACTTGGTACAGGCATTGGCTCTACAGTAGGAAGAACATTAGGCGACGTCGTAACTGGCTAATAAGGAGTAACTTATGGCCTTTGGTGAAGACTTTCTTAAAGGATTTTTTGGCAGCGATTTCTTAAAAGACTATACGCATGCTAGCAAGACGTTCCGTAGTAACAACGGTGCGCTTGCTCCGCGTAGGAAATTTCTCTTCCATGTTGTATTCAATCTAAATGTACAACAAATTCCACAATTGCGTAATGTATTTCAAACACAAGACTTAGACAATCTAAGTTTGCTTGTAAAAGAAGTTAAACTTCCTAGTTACAAGTTCAGTGTTGATACTATGAATCAGTATAACAGAAAACGCAAAGTACAAACACAAATTGAATATGATCCCATTACTTGTATTATGCATGATGATGCCAGTGATCAATCAAGAGCAATGTGGTACAACTACTATGCGTATTACTACAAAGATGCTAGTCAAAAGTATTGGGACGCGGCAGTAACCAATGGCAGTTTAGGACAAAATGCTCAAGGTGTTAATCCAGGCGCTGCATATCCTTATAACTACAGAGATATCTATACGCAAGATAGAGAAATCAATGATTGGGGTTATATTGGCGAAAGTTATACAGACGGCGCCAGGGCAGGCAAACCAGCATTTTTCCGTGACATTACAATTTTTGGATTTGATGATCACAAATGGGCAGCATACACACTGATCAATCCTATTATCAGTTCATTCGAACATGATACTTACAACTACACAGAAGGTGCTGGTATCATGCAAAATACTTTTACCTTTGATTATGAAACAGTTAAGTATTATAACGGTGCGTTAACAGGATCGAAACCAGATGGCGGCATACCTAGCTTTGCTAATCCTGGCAGTTATGACACAGTGAAGTCGCCGTTGTCAAGACCAGGCAGTGCAGGCACTATATTTGGTAATGGCGGCTTGATAGATGCCGCCGCAGGCATTGTAACTGATTTAAGTGCTGGCAATTTAGCCGGCGTAGTTGGTGCAATACAAAAAGGTGGTTCTGCATTTGAAACGTTTAAAGGAAGAGATTTGCAATCAATTTTAAGAACAGAAACAAGAGATGCACTGCGAAGCACTATCAGACAAGATTTACCTGGTGCAGCAAAAGGTGTGCTATTTCCAAAACAGCCTACGCAACAAACAGTTGGCGTAAACGCTCCGGCAACACCAAAATCAGCAACAGCTACAGTAAGCAGCGGCCCTGTTACAGTTCCTAGCCAAACAAAGGTACAATAACAATGTCAACAGTGAACTACACCAATCCTAACACTGATCCTACTGTTAGAGTGTTTGATGAGTTTTACAATCGTGAACTGATTATTGATTCAAACGTGTATGATAACGTACTAAGTTTCTTTAATAGTATCTTTGCTGAAACACTGGCTGCTAAAAACTTTACACTTACAGTTTTTACTATCAGTGAAGACTCAGGTATACCTGTTGAAACGTTGCTAAATGAACTAAGCAATCAAAACCAAGTGCAAATTACAGCAACCCTTGCGTATTACCTAAACAACCTACGCAGCAATAGCACACTGCTAGGAATCAAGACCACAGCAACTCCAAATCAATTCGCAGCCCGCAACGTCTTTATATAGGTGACCCATGGCTAATAACTATCAGCAAGGTTACTACACAGTTTTAAATCAAGCAAAGTATGCAGGCAAAAAAGCACCCAAATATCGCAGTGGATGGGAATTGGCTTTTATGCGCTTTTGTGACAGCAACGATAACATTGTGAGTTGGGCAAGTGAAAGTCTTGTTATTCCTTATCGTAATCCACTTACTGGTAAGCCAACACGATACATCCCAGACTTTCTCATACAGTATAAGAATCGGCACAATCAAGTTATCACTGAGCTAATTGAAATCAAGCCCAAGAAACAAAGCATACTGGAAAGCAAAGCGTCTAACAGAGACAAAGCAATTGTTGCAGTTAACTATGCCAAGTGGGATGCTGCTACCAAGTGGTGTGCAAGAAATGGCTTGAAATTTAGAGTAATTACCGAAGACGATATCTTCCGCCAAGGCGGCAAACGCCGGTAAATATTCGTATGACGCGAAAACTAGAAGAACTATTTGAATTACCAACAGATTCGGTGGATGATGGCCTGGCAAACGAAGTGACGCCAGACAATGTTCCTGAGCCTACACCTGAAAACAATCCTGTAATGCAAAATGCACTCAGTGAGCTTGACAAGGTTCAAGCAGCATTGCCACAGGTCCGCGGGCTCGAAGCAAGCGATCAAGAAATGGATGATCTTGCTGTCAAAGCAAGCAAGAGCTTTGATGACTTAATGGATTTAGGAATGAATGTTGACAGTCGCTGGGCAAGCGATATCTTTGGGGTTGCAAGTACAATGCTTGGGCATGCTATTACTGCCAAAACTGCTAAACTAAACAAAAAGCTCAAGATGGTTGATCTACAACTAAAAAAAGCCACACTGGATGCTCGTCAAGCAGCCAACAGCGACAATGAAATTGCTACAGGAACCGGTGTTGTGCTTGATAGAAACGCACTTTTAGATCGACTGTTAAACAAAGACAAAGATGAAAAGTAGACAGATTTTGCTAAATACTGCACAGAGGGAAAATAAGATGAAATCATTCGCACAATACTTGACAGAGACACGCCAAACATTTGATTATCGAATCAAAATCTGTGGCGATATAACTGCCGAACAGGTCAACGAGCTAGAAGCAAAACTCCAGCAGTTTGATGTTATTAAAATGTCAGAACCAAAGAAAACACCAATCCAGAAAACACTTCCGGATTTTCCAGGTGTTGAAAACGAAAGTATGTCAATCATTGACGTGACTTTTAACTATCCAACAACTCCGCCGCAGATGATACAGATTGCGCGATTGTTAGGCATAGATCCAAATAGAATGTGCGTACAGGATACACAATATGCTGATAGCATTGATGAAGAACGTGCAAAATACGAAGCACAAGCAGATCCACTTTTAGGTTCAGATTATGAGCCAAACAGTAGCGAATCACAAGAAGCCAGCGAATATTACGGCGCAGATCCCTATAAGCGCAAAGTAGTTGGCAATGAATATAGCAGTGATTTTACAATTGCAGGCGGTGCCGATCCAGATATTTTCCCA